ATTTTTGCTGAAGGTGTTTTTTTGCTAACGGGCACGTTTGGTTCTCCTTGTGGTTATTACACGTTTCCTGCCGTAACGTCTCACCTTGCTTCGGCTCTTTGGACCCGACGAAGTTATGAAGGTCCTGTGTACTGATGTTCCTGCGTGTCTCAATCCCATTTTATCTGTGCCCAAGGCATTGCTCTGCCCTGGTGGTTCTTAACGACCTCTCCTGTTTCTAAACAGTTTGCTGACATCATTTTTTTGTATCCATTTCCGGATATCTTTCGACATATCACCAAACACGGCCGATACTCTTTTCCACCACGGTAATATTTTCGATGTGCAACGATCTGTCCTTTTCTTGTTTTTATACCTGCCATCGTCTGTGTCCTTTGTTTTCATATGCATATTTACGCGGCAGGTATCAATTAGTATCTTTTGGTTTTTCTAGTTTTCTTCGCTGGTCTCTTCTTGCCGTAAGATCTTGTCTTTGACTTGCCGGCCTTCTTTGAACCATATTTTTTCATTCCTGGCATCTTATTTCTCCTTTGTCTTATATTTAATACCTTTGTAATTTTTGTACACGTGTTTGAAGTGCTGTGCCCTCTTGCCTATGTAACAGTTGCTCCTGCTCCATGGTTTGGTGTTGTCCTTCCTGCACAGCCACAATGCGTCCGTGTGCCTGCCACGCAGATGCCAGTTGCCCTTCCACAGCGATCGATAGTCATCCAGTGACAGTTTCCAGACCTCTCCACGGAATACTGCCTGTGCCTTGCTCCGTAGCATGGCCATATTCTGTGCCTTGACGACAGGGTCCGGTCCGTGTTTCCACGTGTGCGGTCTGGGACCGGTGCAGTGATTGATTGTGTTGCCCACGGGCCTGTCATAACGACCGGTCCTGTAGCCTTCACGAAGTGTGCGTGATATCGCTTCGCGATGAGCGAGCGAGATGTGTTTTTTTTTGCGTTCCGCAAAAATTTGTGTTTGCATATTTTTCTTCTCCTTCTTTTGCATATGCAGTATTTATCCTGGGCACGGTGACACGGTGGTGCGTTCTTGGGCAAAATTTTTTTTGAGTTTTTTTCCTAGAATGGGACGGACCGGAGAAGCAAATGGCACTATGCTGTGATCCGTCCCTGCGTTGGGGACCTGATCCACAGAAGTATGGCACATCGCGAAGTGGACCACCGTCCCCCATGTTATTTAATCTGGGTCCGCAGAATGGTTAAGCGAAAAAGGAGGTTGTGGAAAATGGAACTTACTACGTATTACCATCTGACGTTTTTTTTGTGGCCCCCGTTGCATGACCACCCCATTTTACCAGCACCATCTGAACTTTTGTAAAGGTCCACAGGCCCACGGCATCTGACCGTTTCGGACCGTGCATATAGTAAGGTCCATAGGCCCACGGCATCTGACCGTTGGAACCACATCTGATGGTAAGCACGGTGCCCCACCGTTTTGGTATGGTAAGGTATGGTAAGGTCGCTTGGAACCATTGTGACCATCTGACCGAATCTGACTCTATCCTGACTCACATTGGCCATATCCTGACTCACATTGGGGCAGAGGGGGCCATCTTTACCGTTTTAAAGGTCGGCTGTGAATCATATGCAGGCAGGCTGTACGGAGTGCGTCATACGACTGTTAAATTCCACACTCATTATTAAGCATCCACTTCTTCCAGTATATCCCAAGTCGATTCATCCACTATTGTATGTCCTTCTGTTAAAAACGTGTAGTCTGATGATTTGACGCTACTCATCCAGTCCTTAACAGAATCTAAATCATCCGCTTCGATAGTTTTTGTATAATGTTGTTTTAAATATATTGTATATCGCTTCACGAGTTGCTCCTTTTATGTTTGACGCTCCTGACGATATGCTCCGGCATCGTAGCCACGTAACCATTGGTAATATGCTGTTTTATCGGTTTCTCGTAGTTGCGTTATTAGTTGTTGTTGTGTTTGTGCATCTGTAGTAACGGCATCAATTGAGTCTATCAATGCTTGTGTTTCTGCCTTTACCATTGCACGGAATCCAGCGGGTGTTTTGGTAATTGTGTATGCACGTTGTTCTTTTACCATATCACGTATCTGTTGCTTGGCCATATCAACAGGGTCATCGCTCCACACATAATCACCCAGGTACGGGTTTGCACTCCAGCAGTTGGCACATCTACAGTCCCATTTACCAGTTTTGTGATTGTAGCGTCGGAGTGATTGCGAACGGAACGGCACCGGGCCATCACGTTTTACCACACTACGGGTTTGTAGCGAACTACCCCACCCCATCGTCTTTACCATTTTGCGACCGGTTGTAGTCGCTTGATTCATCCAACCATTCATCACACGTTGGCTGTCGATCGCTGTTAAACACCATCTGATTCAACAGTCGCTCCATATCTATATGAAGATCCATTTCTTTATCTTTTTTGGTTTTACCACTCATCTATTTTACCAGCCTTTCCCATACTAGATAATCGTCGGAATTCACATCCAACAATCCATTATTACCAGGTCGGGCACGTTTGGGGTCATAGACCACATATCTGATTTCGCGATCAGCATCTGAATAGTACATCACCGCTCGTGTTGATTTGCGTTGCATTTCGGCTCGTAGTCGCGGAAGCATCACATACTTTATGTAGGAATCACTTGCACGACTCAATTTACCAGCATCCACGAATGCTAACGGTGTTTTTGTTTGTGTTTGTGTTTGCATATAGGCTCCTTTTTACCATTTACTAACGTTAAACTTCTTTTAATTGTAGCACGATTTGGCTGTAAGGTCAAGTCAAAACCAGGCAATTTACCACTTTTACCAGCGGGTATTACCATCAGTCTTTTTGGCTTCATATCGGCTCCTTTTGTTTTGCGGAACGCGGCTTACCAGTCACCGGAAGGTATTACCACGCTCCACATCATCGTTGATAACAATGTTACATCGGCATATCGTCTGCTGACGGCTATTAATCAAAACAGACTTTATGCCTTTGTAACTTCATTATAGCACACTATTATGGTAAAGTCAATTGATTACTGCATTTAGATTACCATATGAGGCATTTAGATTACCAGCAATTTTTAAGAAGCGATGGTAAAAGTAGCAGAAATAGTAGCAGAAATGGTAATGGTAATCCTTAATGGTATTACCTTTGGTAATGGTATTACCTTTGCGGTAATGGTAATTACCGCTAATTCCAAGGCCCATTCCAGATCAAACTAGATTTTGTGGTTTTACCTTTACCATTTCCATAAACTCCAAGGCCCATGGCATTTAGTTTTTTTTTGGTAATGCAAACAGATCACACATCTTGGAACTTCCGCGATCAACACCTTTTTTGTCCTGGATCTCGTAATCCAACTTTTGTAAATTTTCACACATCTGTTCTATGTCATAATTTTGTTGCCTGCGGGCAAACCTGGGTTTGTATTCAAATTGGATCAAAGGTTCATTGTCCGTGATTGTTTGCCAAGCACCCTGTATCACTTCTGCTTCCATTCCTTCAACATCTATCTTTATGAAATCAACACGATCTATTCGTAAATCATCTAAAGGTTTGATCTGTGCTCGGATGGTGCCTTTGGTGTTCCTGTGCGTGCCAAATGAATTGTTTGCCCGGTATTTGAAAACAGTTGGTGTTGCTTCTGCACCCAATCCATATGGATGTAATTCAACATTGGAACACCGGTTCTTATGCAAAGTCATTTGTGCTTGTTGGTATAGTTCTGGTATGGGTTCAAATGCAAGGACCCGTTCAAATATACCACTGTATGCCACTGCCGTCATACCTGTGTGTGCACCTGCATCAATGGCCGTCCTCGCAGGACGATCTTGGAAATATCGTGTGACGAAATCCTGCAGTTGCACCTGATAACCCCTGCCACCATCCTGACCGATCCTGTTGCTGAGTAGCCAATCATCAGATCTGCTCCTATACCAGATCGCAGTTTTGGGATTTTGATACCATTGCCATTGTGCCATTGTGCAGGTATTTAATGACGGGCCGGGGGCACGGAACAATTACGCAATCCAGATCCGTGCCCGGATTATTTAATTTGGTTGAGTTGGTATCGGAATTCGGGTGCATCGGGTGATGATCGGAATCCATGACGAACCTTCACCACCCGATATGATAGCGAGACACATATCCGGTTTGGAGCACTACTTCGTTCACTATTACAAAAACG